TTGTGTCACCATTACTTCGGTGATATTCTTGTATTGCAAGTAGACCTGCGTACTCTCCTTGTGAACCTGCATTTGGTTGTAGTGATACTTCAGCAAATCCAGTGATGTCACACAACCATTCTTGTAAATCAAACATAATTCTTTGATAACCGAGTGTTTGATGATTGGGTGCAAATGGATGCATATTCGCAAACTCATTCCAACTTACTGGCATCAACTCTGATGCTGCATTTAATTTCATTGTGCAACTTCCAAGTGGCATCATACCATTTACCAATGAGAAATCTTTAGATACTAACTCATTAATATATCTCATCATATTAGTTTCACTTTGATACTTATTAAAAACATCTTGTCTTAACCAAGGTTGTGTTCTTTCTGGAACATACTTCCATTTGTATCTACCAACTGCTTCAACAATATGATCAATCGTATCATTTTTATTCACTAAATCTTGTTGTGAATTAATTAGAGTTTGTATCTCTTCAAGAGTGGTTAGTTCATCTAAAGTAATTAAAGTATGGTCATCTTCATATCTTACATTAAAACCTTCAACTACAAGAAAACTTTTAAATCGGATTGTATCAAAACCTTCAGTATCATCAACTTCGATACCCAACCAAGTTAATCCTTTTTTTAATATTTCACGATAGGTTAATATTCGAGTTGCAATTTTTTTGAGTCCTTCTGCTCCATGATATGCAGCATAAAATCCAGCCATATTTGCAAGTAAAGCTTGTGCAGTACAAATGTTAGATGTTGCCTTATCTCGTCTTATATGCTGTTCTCTAGTCTGTAGTGCTAATCGTAGTGCTTTGTTACCTTGAGCATCTACAGATTGTCCTACAATTCTACCAGGTATTTTTCTTTTATATTTGTCTGTTGTTGCGAAGAAAGCTGCGTGTGGTCCACCAAATCCCATTGGCACACCAAATCTTTGCATACTACCAACTGCAATATCGAAACCCATTTCACCTACAGGTTGCATAAGAACCTGTGCAAGTGGATCAACAATCGCAATCTTCATACACTTACAAACTTCTGCTAATCTTAATAATCCATTTCGATGTCTTAAATTTCCGTGACTATTTGGTAATTGTACGATAACTCCAAAAGCATCAGCAAAGAAAGCGATTGGTATAGATGTATCAAAATCAATTTTAATTATATTGATACCTAATGGTTTTGCTCTTGTTTGTAATACTTCTAGTGTTTGTGGGAATAATTTATCGTCAACAATAAAATCTTTTTTCTTACTTTGACTATGGGCAAGTAACATTGCCTCTGCAGCTGCAGTTCCTTCATCTAACAATGATGCATTTGCAACTGGTAGTCCAGTGAGTTCTGTAATTAATGTTTGATAATTAAATAGTGCCTCTAATCTACCTTGTGATATCTCTGCCTGATATGGTGTATAAGATGTGTACCAAGCAGGATTTTCAAATACATTTCTTTGTATTACTGGTGGTGTAATCGTTCCATAATATCCTTGACCAATCAAACTTCTTTTAACAATATTATGTTGTGCAATATCTTTTAATTCTGTAAGTGCCTGTTGCTCACTACAACCCTCTGGTAATTTACTATCACCACGAAGTAAGATTGAATCTGGCACAATCTCTCTGACTAATTCATCTATAGTTGATAGACCAAGATCAACAAGCATTTTGCGTTGTTCTGATTCTGAAGGTCCGATATGACGTTGAATAAATTCTGACATACTATCCGCTAATCATTTCCTCATCCATAGTTTTATTACGAATTATAATTGTATTACTATCATAGTCAGGATAAAATTCTATGATGTCCTCATTATCCCAACACATCTCTTCGTAGAGCATATTAAGTTTCTTCATGTCCTGATACATGTCTGATGGTCTTTCGTCCATTAAAATACTCCTATATTATAATTGAAGAGAAGTAATTCTTTTCTTGTTTTTTGATTTCTCATATACTCTCCTACTGAACGCATTGTATATGTTAAATCAAATTCAGCACAATTCCAATCTTTAAATCTATCTTTAACTAATTGGTCTGAATTGTAACTTATAAGCATCTCTGATTTATATATTTCACATCTTTCTGCGAAATCATCGTGGTTAAACTTTTTATGCATAGAACCCTTCTTTCCATACAAATTATCCTTGATATCGTAAGGTGGATCAAGGTATACAAATGTTTTTTCTCCATCTCCTAACATATGACGATAATCGACATTTGTAATGTACCAATCTTTAATTAACTTACTGTAAACTGGTAACTTATCAATACCTCTCATTGAAAAGTTTGCATCACTCGCTTGTTCCGAAAATGATGATGATTCAGTAAGTCCACTAAAAGAACATTTGTTAATAATATAAAAACAAACTGCACGGTCTTTGTCTGATATTTCTAAGTCATATAATTTTTCCTTTGCATCCTCAAATAATCCTCTTGCAGAACCACGGTCAGGAAATCTTGATTTTAATTGTTGTAATTCCTTATGTACATAATCTCCATTGACCTGTAACTGTAACCAGAAATTATATAATGGTTCATACAAATCATTGACAACAATCTTAAGTTTTGGATACTTCTTAGTAATGTGCAATGCAACACTACCACCACCTAAGAATGGTTCATAATATACTTCATAGTCTCTGAGGTCTGGAATAAATGGTTCCATTTTTTTACAAGCACGAGACTTACCACCAGGATAGCGTAGTGGTGTTTTAAAAGATTTTAGAGACATTAATCACTCATTGGCATATAAGGTGATTGACCTCCACGTCTCCTATCTAATTCATCCCATTCCATTTTAATTTCAATTATTTCAGTAAGGTCTTTTACTGAATTAGACATTGATTGATATCCTGCACCAACAAATATTTGTCCTGCCATAACAGCAACGGTGCAAGCACCCCAGAAAATATAATACTGATAGGATTTAATTTGTGCTTTAGTTTTAGCAAAAGTTGATTTAGTCATTTGAATTCACACTCCACCATAATTTCAGTTAAACAAGCTAATAGGTTAATTTCTTGGTCTGCTACAAAAGCAATTTGATATTGATATTTTGCAATAATCAATACAGCAGCAGGAATAGTAGTTGGGACAAGAACTTCATATAAAGAATCATATATTCTTCTCATCAATACACCAGAGTCATTGTCAAGATTATCAACGCACCATTTACGAACTTCTGCAAAATTCTTTGTTTTCAAATTCTTCATTAGTTCGGATACGGATACATCTGAAAATGTAACCAGTATACCACTATCTATCTTACCACTTACAGAGTATCTTTGACACTCATTTAACACTCTCCTCCAATCAGGAAAGTGTTTGTTGATAAGTTGTGCAACCACTTTTTTATCAGTGTTTACTTTCTCTTCTTCCAAGATATAAGTTAATCTTGAAAAGAATTGTGCTGCTATTGTTGGTTTGTCTTTTTTATTAATCGAGAAATCAACAACAGAACACCTACTATGTAAAGGGTCGATAATCTTGTTTTTGTAATTACAGGTAAAGATAAACCTGCAGTTTTTGGAGAACTCCTCAATAGACGCTCTGAGAAGGAGCTGTACATCGGAAGTGGTATTGTCTGCTTCGTCAATGATGATGACTTTATGTTTCGAGTCACTTGTAAGAGATACTGTAGATGCGAAGTTCTTCGCACTGTTCCGAACCGTGTCAAGAAAACGTCCTTCATCCGATCCATTAATGACATAATAATCTGCTTTTAGTTGATTACATAATGCTTTTGCTACTGTAGTCTTACCAATGCCTGGTGGACCTGATAGTAACATATTTGGTATCTCTCCTCTATCAACAAAATCTTGAAAAGTTTGTTTGATACTCTTTGGTAAGAATACACTCATCAATTGTAGTGGGTCTGTATTTTTCAACCCATATAAAATCACTCATAATAAAATTGCAACTTTGCTAATTGCTATGCTCATCAAAAATGATAACATAATTGCAACATCCCACTGTTTATTTTGAACATAAAAAGGAATGCAAATGATATCAGCAATAATGTGCATTATCGCACCATAAAAGGTTGATACATGTAGTATAACAAAATACGCACAAATAATCAACACCGAACCTGTGATTCTTCCTGCGACTAATAAATTCATTTAAAACCTTTAGATTGCTTTTTTGATTTTGGTTTGTCTAGGACTTCAATCCTCGCATCAAAGTTAATCATATTACAATGATTCCACCACCACTCTTGAACTTCGTCCCAAGATTCTACAATAAAAGTAGCATAGTGTTTAGAAACTATTTTGTAATGATGACGATCATATGGTTCGTCACTTGTTTGAGAAAAATATCTTGGATCATTCTTCTCGATCAGTTTAGTCATCATGATCATCCCAAGGATCTTTTAATTCTTTGTTTGCAAAGAATCCTTTGTATACTCCATACCCTGCTAAGAGTATAGTGATTACTGCTATTGAAATACCAAAGGTAAAATTAGGATCAAATGTAAAGTGAGGTATTAATGTCTCATTACATCTAGCAATCTTCTCTGGGTCATTCCATGTACCAGGTAAAGTATAAACTGGTGGACATGCTAAAAAAATCATTCTTGTGATCTCCATTCTTTTCTCATTGTAACATACTTTTCATCGTATGCAGCTTTATCTCTCATTTGTTTGAAAACGCTTGCAGAACGGGACTTTTCACAGTGTAATGCGGTTGGCGACTGCGGTGATATGGAACCATCGCTAAGGTACTTCTTTCCACTAGGATGATTTGCATACCTACGGGAGCGAGTAAATCCCATCTCAAGAAACTTCCTTGCCATATCCATTCCAATGAAGTCCTGTTGCTCCTTATAGTCACAAAACATGGAGTAGATTTTATCAGCAGATTTGCGAGCAATATCTTCATTTACAAATCTCCAATGAGCACATATAAGGTTAGTATAAGGGCGAACCAAAAGGACTCCCTGTTCTCCTCTTCCAATACGATAAAGTTTACGAGTTTCCTCGTCTGTAAAATCAAGGGATTTGTAATCGAGGTCATAGTCAAACTCTTTCATCTATGCATTATAAACGGAATCTGGTTCAAGTGCAATAAGATATTCTAAATCTCTTTTTGGATCTCTAAACAAAGATGCATTTTGTTTGCTGATTGTCACTTCATAATCTGCAGGAAGTAGTTTTAGATTTTCTACTTTGAAATTAAAAGTAAACTTAGCATCAGTAATGCCAACTGTTACAGCGTAACTGTTTGATGTTTTGTTCTTCTTATCACTTACAAGAAGTTTGATGTCACTACCATTACCTACAACTGCTAAGTCAGCAATCTGATAGATAGATGCTGCCTTGATAATGTTTGAGAGATCAGACCAAGCAACAGTAAAGCATACATCTTTACTTGGTAGATCTACCTTGTTCTCAGGTGGAGTTATGATAGTAGATGGATCAGCAAAGAAATATCTTGATTGACACTTCTTATCTCTGATAACAACATAGTTATCATCATCAAATATAAAATCTGGATCTTCAAATAATGTAAGACCAGATAGAAACTCACTTAGATCATAGATAGCAAAATCTTTTGGAAACTTTTCTTCTACCACCGCACGTGATAATATGTTTTTCTGGATTGATAGAGTAGATAACTCTGTACCTTCTTTAAAACAGATTGACTGATTGATGTTTGAAAAGTTTTTTAAAATGTCAAGTGTTCCTTTAGACAGTTTCATTTACTCGCTTCCTCCATAGTATAGAAGTAATATAATAATACACAATAGTGCATTGCTTTCTTTATGTCAAGTGTAGGTGTCCCTTTCTTGTCATAACGACTTAAGTATTTCATAGCATTACCTCGGCAGAACCCTTTGGCATCACCGAGTGCTTGTATGAAATCTAGAGTTTGGAACTTGTTCCCACTCACATAATGTTTGGTGTAAGTCTCACCAATGTAGTCTTTCATGAGACTAAGAACCACGTCCTCATCAAACTTGAATTTGGGTTGTTCTGTATTGATCTCCACGTTGCCAGTAATATCTGGGGGAGAGTAGTAGGGAACATCGTCCCCAGTGAGGGGAACCCATATTCTCCAAGTAGTCCTTCTTCTTCCAAAATGTCATAGAGTAACCAGTATGCCACTATTATACCTCAAAGGATACGTCTGCGTCAACCTTATCGTAAAGTTGTTGAAACGCTTCCTTGGTTTCTTCGTCAAAACGTGAGATACAAGTAGTGATTGCCTTAGCACGATTGCCAAAGATCTCATATGCTTTTACGATATGCACAAGTCTTCTTGTACTGATAACCTCGTCGATACCACCGTCAAAGAATGTCTTACGGATGATGTCTGCCCAGTCGCAAAGTCTCTTGTTGAACTCTTTGTCTGCTGACAATAGATCAAGCATCTTCTGCTCTGTAGTAGGATGAGGATAGTTCTGCTCAAAGGTAACAGGGAATCTCTCAAGGAATGCTTCGTTAAGAACGTTAGTGCCTACGAATCTGCCATCCTCAGAACCTTTACCTTTTGTGTTAGCAGTAGCAACAACAGTGAAACCTTTTGAAGGTTTTACATACTTGCCGATCTTCTTAAGGAAGACACCTTTGCCTTCAAGAATAGATTGTAAACATAAAATCTTGTTAGATGCTAGGTCAATCTCGTCAAGTAATAGAACTGCACCTCTTTCAAGTGCTTCAACTACAGGACCGTTGTGCCATACTGTGTTGCCATCAACAAGTCTGAATCCACCGATAAGATCGTCTTCATCTGTCTCGATAGAGATATTGACTCTAATGAGTTCTCTGTTTGCTTTAGCACATGCCTGTTCTACAGAGAATGTTTTACCATTACCTGATAGACCTGTGATGAATGCAGGATAGAAGATGCCTGATTGAATAATCTTCTTGACATCGCTGAAGTTACCGAATGGAACAAAGGTATCAACTACCTCTGGAATAAGGTTCTGCTCAACTGAGGGGATTACAGAGGGTGCTGAGAGTGCTTTTGTAAGGATCTCTCTGCCTTCTTGTATAGTTAGATTCCATGTGCCTTTCTTGACTTGGAAGTTTTTTAGTTTGCGAGATACAGTTGCGTATCCTACAGAATACTTTGTTGCAAACTTTTTGACATGTGATGCGTCGATGTTATTACCGAACTC